AATGAATTTAATGAAGCTGTAAGAGAAGCTGAGGAAATATTTAACAATATTAAATATGAATCTATTAAAAATAATAAATTTGCATCTATAATATTATTAAATCAAAATGACTTACCATTATCTATAATTTTAAGTATTGAAAAATATTCTCCTTTAAGTTCTAATTCTCCTGATCAAAAAGCTTATGCTAGAGAAAGTCTTATATTATATCAGAAATATTTAATTCAAAAAGTTAATGATAATCCTTCTATTGATATTAATGCTATTATAGATTCAAATAGGTCAAAGTAGTTCCGTTAAATGTTGATAAGGTTTTAAAGTTATTAAATTACTATAAAGATAAGGAGGTTTTCTTAGACAGATTTCGATGGAGAACTCCAACTGTTGAATTTAGAAGGAATTTTATAATTAAAAATAAAACTAAGGAAGAAAAAGTTAAAACATCTAAATCAGGAAAGATAGCTATTGAAATTTTAGCTAAGGAACTAAATAGATATGCTAGTGAGAAAAAGTTTGCTGCTGAAAAATTACCTAGTAGAAAAGTAAAGAAACAAAGAGTTTATAAAATTGTAAGGATTAACAATGAATTAAAGAAAGCAACAAGAAAAGTTGATATGAAAGAATTCAAAAATATTTTCCTTTCTAATAATATGTCTAAAATAGTTGGGTTTACACCAAATTATATTGGTACTAGACCTGTTAAGAAAATTTTTCAAAATAAAGAATTTTTACAATATTTCTTAGATGATATTATAAGAGATAAAAACTTTGAAATGGAGAATAAATTTCCTAATGTTTATAAAGCCCTTTGTGAATCTCTACAAGAAACTAGAATTAATTTTACTGGTGGTTATCAAAGCAATTCTAACCATTTAATTAGATTATTAAATACTAAAGATATTAACATTTATAAAGATGAAGAATTAATAAATATATGTAAAATGTCTGGATGGTTTGATATTCCAGTATGCAAATTTGAGGATCCAACTGAAATGTATTCATTAATTAATTTTAACCCTAAATCTAGCCCTGGAATTTTTACTAGTTTAATTTATGGAACATTTAATAAACGTGGTACAGTTGAACCTTCTTTATTACTAGCTAATTATTACTTTCGTTTAGCAAGGAAAATCCCATTAAAGAACTTTTCATTATATGAAGTATTAGGTAGAGAAAAAGATATAAAACTTGAAGGTGAAGATACATTTGATAATTGTTCTACACGAGTAGTTTTAAATCCAGAACATTTCTTCACTATTATTAATTCATGGGTATTTCAGAAAGTTATGACTACTATTACTAATTCTTCAAAGAATTCTAAATATTTAACATTTTTAATTGATAAAGAGTATGATGGTAGAAAAGCTTATGAGATATATGATAAGATTATAAATAAACATGATATGATAATTGATTCTGATTGGTCATATTTTGATGCTACAATTTCTGAACAATACCTTAGAGTAGCCCTTTCTATTATGTTATCTGAATCTTATTTTAATGATGAAGACAAAAGATTTCTCAACTATATTATTCAAGGAGCAGTTACTAAATATATAGCTATACCTAGTGGAATAGTAGTTGAAACTAAAAGATCAG